GAAGCGATCAAGACCGAGATCGCGCGGCTGGAAGCACGGCAATGAAAGAGCCATTGAACCTCCCTTTGGGTTCCGAGATCCACGACCCGGCAACGGGCATCCACGGTTCCTATGTCGCTTTCACCGTCTGGCACGATCGTTCCGCCGAAGTAGCAATTCTTCGCAAGGGCGTTAACCACGACGGGATACCTTGGGATGTTCACTGGTTCCCGATGAGCCGGATGGAAATTTACAATGACTGACCAGTCCCCGGCAAAAGTCGTCAATGCTCTGCCGGTCATTTCAATTGATCAGTACCAGCACATAGGCCGTTATGCCGGTGCGGTCGTCCTGAGCGTGTTTGAGCAGATCGGCGGCGTTGAACGCATGGCAGCTTGGGCGGATTCCGCGCCTACCGACTATTTTACAAAGGGATTTCCCAAGTTGATCGCCAAGTCGATGCAGGTTGACCATTCGGGCTCGATCTCGATCGACGATGCGATCTCACGCCTAGAGCGCAGCAACATCGTCGAAGGCGATTTCACAGAGAATTTTGATCTTTAAGCGGGAGTATTGAAGATGATTAACCTTGTCATGGTTGTTAGCTGGCTTTCCGGCGCTCTGACCATCTACGCCCTCATGGGTGAGCGAATACAGGTAAAGCGCGACAAGGCAGGCAGGTTTACTGCGCGATGAGCCGGGTCGAAGGTAGGCGATCATTGCGCCGCCTTGCCGACATCCGGCGCGGGGCCTTGGGCGTATTCGATTACAGGTCAGCTGATGCGCCTCGTGACCCTTGCTTCTGGTGCGGAACCCGCGCAGACATCGGCTGTGTGCATTCGGACAAAGGCAAGCTGTGATATGAGCAAGGCTGATCTAATTCTTGAATGCCACCACGGCATACCGGCAGGCTTGGTTTGCGGTGCTTGTGGAGATACGACGATTGAGGCAACTCTTGCAGAGCGTGGCGCCCGTTACGGTTCGTTTGACGAGCATGCCCGTATTACGCAGGCGATCAAGCGCGCAATGGCTGATAGCCCGAACTGGACGAAGCTGGCCGACGATCAACGAGAAACACTGGAAATGATCGCGCACAAGGCAGGCCGTATTTTGAATGGTGACCCGGACTATCACGATAGTTGGTATGACATCATCGGCTACACCAAACTAGTCGCAGATCGTCTCGAAAAATGAACATTCCTGAAATTGCCTCGCGCTACGGTATCTCCGCTGACGAGGTTCGCGCCCGGTGGATGATGCTGCGCGTGGCTTTATGGAAATCCGATTTCAAACTGTTCGCGCACGATGTCATCCGGATCAGGACCAAGGAGGGCGATCTTGCTCCCTTGGTCATCAACGACGCACAGTTGCTTCTCCATGACGCCGCTGAAGCCCAATTGACTGAACACGGCTGGGTGCGTCTCGCGGGTCTCAAGGGACGCCGGCAAGGCTTCTCCACCTACGTTGCGGCGCGAGGCTACTGGCGCGCTACCCTTTGGGACCGCCAGCGCATCTACATCCTCAGCCACGAGATGGCGTCCTCGAACACCTTGTTCGGTATGGTCGCCTTGATGCAGGAGAAGCATCCCTTCCCGCCTGCTGTCGGCGCCGACAACGCCAAGGAACTTGAGTTCCAGAAGCGTGGCTCATCCTACGCCGTTGCCACAGCCGGCCAGAAGGCAGGCGGACGAGGCGGGGCCATCTCCTTCTTCCATGGCTCCGAAGCCGCCTGGTGGACCAATGCACCCGACCACTTCGCCGCGTCCGTGCAGGCTGTTGACGAAGTGAAGGGCCAATGGGGGGTTCTGTGGACCGAGCCTCCCGAACCCCTGCCGTTTGAACGCGGCAGGGGAACAATCGAAGGTTGGACCCGCGCACCATCCGAAATCTGGCTCGAAACAACGAGCGCAGGCCCTGTGGGCGAGTTCTACAAGCGCTACCGCGATGCCATGAAGGGGATCGGGCGCTACAAGGCTGTGTTCGTGCCGTGGACCGTCCAGTCCGAATACGTCGATCACGGCCACTATGAACCGTCCGACGATCCCGAAGAAGATGGCGAACTGTCCGAGCGCGAATACCAACTGGCCTACAAGCTGTCCGACGCACAGATGCTCTGGCGCCGGTCGAAGATCCACGAACTCGGCTCATTGGGCAAGTTCAGGCAGGAGTATCCGATTGATGTCACAGAAGCCTTCTCAGCCGCTTCCGCCGATGGGATATTCATTCCTCCCTCTCTGGTTCTCAAGGCTCGAAAAAGGACACTCGATGTCCCCGACGCACCTCTCATTCTCGGAGTGGACCCAGCGGGTGCAGGGGGAGATCGGTTTGCGGTTGCCGCTCGACGCGGCGACAAGTGCCTGTGGGTCAAGCATCGCAACAAACTTGAGCATGACGAAGCCGTAGCATGGCTGTCGGAGATCATCGACACCGAGAAGCCTGATCGCATGTGCATTGACCGCGGCTCGATGGGCGGCAACATCATCTCGTCGCTGCGCCATATCAAGCCGCGCTATGCCGACATCGTGAAGGGAATTGACTTCGGCGGCACCAGTAAAGCCAAGAAAGCAAACCCGCACAGAGCCGGTCCTTGGAACGTGAGAGCGGAAATCTATTCAAGACTACGCGAGTGGCTGCTTGAAGGCGGCTGCATCCCTGATGACGACGACCTATCTTCAGACATCTCGGCTCCGAAGATAAAATTTCGCTCGAACAACGACTGGTTGCTCGAATCAAAATCCGACATGAAGGTACGAGGTATCCGTTCACCTGACTTGTCCGACGCTCTCGCTTTGACTTTCGCCGTGCAGGAATACTTTTCCGAGTGGGGAAAGCCGAAAATTGACACTAACTTCGGTTCATGGCAGATGCCTCAAGAACTATCACCTGTATCTGAAGGCTCCGCAACAAGTTGGATGGCATAATCATGGTATTTTCACGAAGAAAACAGTATCTGGATGCTGTAATAAGCCGGGAAACTGACGAATGCACTATCTGGCCCTTTGCTGTTCGTAAAAGTAATGGTTATGGAGCCTTCGATATTAGTGAAAAAGGTATCAAGATCAATTTTGAAGTTCATCGCTGGGTCTGTCTGCAAGTGCATGGAGAGGCGCCCTACGAACATGAAGCAGCCCACAAGTGCGGTAATAAGCTATGCGTAAACCCTAAGCATATTTATTGGGCAACGCGCTTAACTAACATGCAGGATGTCAAGGATCATGGCACGTCGAGGGGCGGCGGGAGATACCGGCAGAAGATATTCCAAGCCGATATAGAAGCTATCTGCGCGTCCAAGGAAAGCCATGTTACCGTAGCTGCTAAATACGGAGTGGAGCCTGCCTATATCGGGCGGTTGCGCAGAACAAACAAAACCGATATGAAGCTCGCAACGCAAAAGAAGGTGGGCATCGCGTAATGGCTTCATGGATTGATCCCGCTTCGCCTGCTCCCAAAGATAAGATCGCTGCGCCTACGGGCTATGCTGACGCGGACGAGTTCCTGCGTGAGATGCGGACCCGCTATGATGAGGGCCGCTCGCACAACCAGCACAATGAGGACGCCGGCAAGGATGACGCCAAGTTTACCGTAGGTGACCAGTGGGACCCGACCGTCAAGGCCAAGCGCATTTCGCTGCACAAGCCGGTGATGACCGTCAACCGCCTGATCGCCTTCGTCGGTCAGATCGTCGGCAACCGCCTGATGAACGAAACCGAGATCCGCGTTCATCCCGACAAGGGCGGCACCAAGGAAGTCGCCAAGATCAGGGAAGGTCTGATCCGCTCGATCTACAAGAACTCGTGCGCTGACCTCGCCCGCGACGAAGCCCTGAAGTATCAGGTTATCGGCGGGCAGGGCGTGTTCTGCCTTGCGATCGACTACGTTTCTGACGATGTGTTCGAGCAGGAAATCCATGTCAAGCACATTGCCGATCCCTACTCGGCTGTCTTTGACCCGATGGCGACCGAGCCGACAGGCGGCGATGCCGAATGGGTGACGGTCGAGGACGATATTCCTCTCGACCTGTTCAAGCAGCGCTACCCGAGGAAAGCTGTCTCGTCGTTTGAATCCGAACTGAAGGGGAGTTCGTGGTTCACCGAGGAAGTCGTCCGTGTCGTCTCCTACTGGCGCATGGTCACGGAAGGCACCAAGACCCTCGCGCTCTACCAGGATGGCACGACCCACGACGTCACCGACATGGAGGAGTTCGAATACGCGCCCTACCTCGCCGTTCGCAAGGATGGCTCGCCCTATATCCGCGAAGTCCCCAACCGCTTTGCGCGCATGTATGTCTGCTCAGGCGCCGACATCCTTGAAGGCCCTTACGACTACCCGATTTCGTCGATCCCGGTCTACCGCGTTCCCGGCTGGGAAGTGTCGGATGGCGACAAGCTGCACCGCTGGGGCCTAGTTCGCTTCCTCAAAGACCCGCAGCGCCTGCACAACTACTGGCGCTCGGTCATTGCCGAACAACTCGTCTCGGTCCCGCGCAACAAGTGGCTTTCGACCGCTGAAGCCGTCAAGGGCCATGAAAAGCGTTGGCGCGACAGCCCGACCAGCGATGATCCGTTCCTGCTGTTCAACGACGGCGAGACGGCTCCGGTTCACATTCCGCCTCCGGGGATTGATGCTGCGCTGGTCACCGAAGCCGGCATGGCGACACAGGACATTCGCGATGTATCGAACATTCACGAAGCCGCTCTCGGGATGCAGAGCAATGAGGTTTCTGGTAAAGCCATTCAGGCACGGCAAACCGTGTCCGATGTCGGAACTTTCGTCTACCATGATCGTCTGCGTCTGGCCGATGAACGTTGCGCCCGCAACATCAACGAACTGATCCCGGTGATCTATGACACCAACCGCATTGTCACCATCCTCGGCGCTGACAATAAGGCAACGCTGCAAGTCATCAACGACCCGTCTGACCCCAATTCCGATGTCACGATGGGCAAGTATGGCGTCACTGTCACCGTCGGTCCCGCCACTGTCACCAAGCGCGCTCTTGCCGCCGAGCAGATGATGGCCTTCGTCAACGCTGTGCCGGAAACTGCCAGCACGGTCATGGATCTCGTCGCTGATGCACAGGATTGGCCGAAGGCTGACGAGTTTGCCCGCCGCTTCCGTATGTCGCTGCCTCCGGGCATGGTCCCCGAGGACGAGATGACGCCGGAAATGAAGGCGATGCAGCAGCAGCAGGGCCAGATGAAGGACATGGAGATGCAGCTTGCTGCCGCCAATGCCAAGGCCGATCTGGCGCTGAAGGAAGCCAAGGCTGCACAGGCTGAAGCTGCTGCCCGTCTGGCCGAAGCCAGCGCCTACAAGGCGGTTTCGGACGCGCAGGCGCGCATGGCTGATGTCGAGAGCAAGGTTACTGACCGCGAGGTTCAGCAGACCCTCAAGGGCCTCGACCAACACAACGATATGATCGCGAATGACCGCGATCACGAACTTGACACTGTGACCCAGCTTTCGAGCATGGTTCAGAGTGAGCGGGAACCGACTGAAAAGGAGTAGCGGGAAATGAGTGAAGGTGAAGAAGGCAATTTTGCCGCGTTCGAGGCCCAGGCCAACGATGTTGAAGCTGCGGAAATCGTAGTTGAGGATAAAAAGCCGGTTGATGAGCCTGTAGAGGCTGCTGAAGCCGTCGAAGAAGGCGCGGAAGCCGATCAGGACGATGATTTTGGCGACGATGACGCGCCAGAACCCGAAGAAAAGCCGAAAAACCGGCCTTCAGACCGTATTCGGGAACTGAACGGCAAGTTGCGCGCCGAACAGCGCGAAAAAGCATCTTTGCTGGAGCGTCTGGAAGCGATTGAAAGTCGCTTGACCGAAAATAAAGTCGATGATACTCCTTTGGCTACAGGGACCGCTCCCGATCCGAACGATCTGGAACTTTATCCCCTCGGCTCACTCGATGACCGTTACATCGAGGACATGATCGAGCATGTCGCCAACCGCAAGGTGGCAGAAACTCTCGAATCGGCCCGCCAACGTGAGGCGGAAAAGGCTCAGCAGGCCGAAGCCGAGAGGCAGCAAGCCGAACTGATCCAGAAGGCCGAAACCGTGGCGTCACGCGGGGCCGAACTGTTCGACGATTTCGAAGAAAAAGTCGTCATTCCTGCCATGCAGGGTAAGTTCGACCTCACCCAAACCACCTTTGAGGCCCTCGCTGAAGCAGAGCATGGGGCTGAAATTCTTCATTCGCTCGCCAGTAATGCCAAGGAAGCCTCTCGGGTCGCAAGTCTGAGTGTCTACCAGCAGGCGAAGTACGTGATGGAGAAGGACGCGGAGTTCGCAGGAGGTTCCCGAACCCCTGCACGAAAACTCCCAGCCGCAGGCGCTCCGCCTCAGTCACAAATTCGGGGTTCGGGGAACAGGAGTTCCTTTGACCCAACCACCGCAGATTTTGCTCAGTTTGAGCGGAAAGCCAATGCAGCAAGATAACCCGGCCCGCGCCAAGGAACTGGCAACGGCCATCTGAAGAAGGAAGTTTCAAATGGCTAATCAGTTCCTCAGCGCCACTGAATATGCGAACACGATGCTCCTGCTCGCCAAGAACCAGCTTGTCACCGGCAAGTTGGTGTCCGGCAAGTATTCCGGCCAGGTGTCGGACGAGAACGGTCTGACCGTTTCTGTGAAGCGTCCCCCGCGCTTCGCCCGCAACGATGCTTCGGCAATGTCTGCGGCACTGGCGGCGCAGGACATCGTGACGGGTTCGGTCAACGTCGCTGTCGATCAGTACGCCAAGGTCCACGTCTCGGTCGGCGACATCGAATACGTGCAGTCCTACAACCAGCTTATGAAGAACGAGACGATGAAGTCTGCGGCTTCGACGCTGGCTCACCAGATTGACGCGCACCTTCAGCGTCAGGTTGCCAAGTTCTCCGGCTACCTCGGCACCAGCACCCTCAGCACCGATCCGAGCAACAACATCGGCTCGCCCGCTGAGTTCAACCGCGTTCACACCCGTCTGATGGATATGGGCGTCCCGAACAGCGATTTGGTCGGTACTGTGCTGTTCGACGACGGCGAGGAAATTCGCGGCTCGCTGATCGGCGGCAACATTCAGGATGTCAACCGCACCGCGCTTGAGAAGGTCCGTATTCCGATCATGTCGGAAATCGACCTCTATGCCACCCAGCAGTGCCCGTCGCTGACTGTTGGCACCCGCGTTGCTGGCGCTACCTCGCTGATCGACAACGGCACCCTCTCGGTCAACTACCGCGATGTGAAGTCCACGATGGTCCAGACCATCCACATCGATGGTCAGTCCTCGGGCGTGACGATCAAGACCGGCGAACACTTCACCATCGCTGGCGTCTATGCCTACGACTGGCGCAACCAGGTCGCTCTGCCCTACCTCCAGACGTTCACCGTCCTTGGCGGTGCATCGACGGCTTCGGGTTCGGTACCGATCACTTCGGCCTACGGTACGGCGATTACCACTGACGCAGGTGGCGACATCGACCTCATCATCTCGCCTCCGATCATCGTTCCGGGTACTTCGGACGGTGTTTCGACTGCCGCCAACACCGCCTTCGCCACCGTCTCGGCGGCTCCGGTTGATGGCGCGGCTGTTACCCACCTTGGTGTCGCTTCGACCACCCGCCGCGTTCGTGCTGCATGGCACAAGCCGTCGATCACCATGGTTTCGGCCAAGCTGCAAACGCCGTTCACCGGGGAAAGCAGCTTTGCTACCGACCCTGAAACCGGCATTTCAATCCGCTACTGGCGCGGTTCTGACATCTCGACGGGCGCTCACGTTCACCGCTGGGATTGCCTCTATGGCGCGCAGAACCTTGACCCGCTCATGGGCTACCAGATCAGCGGTTCGTAATCGTCGCGTGACCTCGCCCTTCGGGGCGGGGTCTAACCTTGAAGGATAGGCCGACATGGCAAATAATCTCTGGACCGGCGCTGTCACCAAGGGCACCGCTGCCAATAAGCCGACAGTTCCCGATTTCCCTTCGGACACCTTCGGTTTCTATCTCGAAACTGATACTGGCAAACTGAATGTCGGTTCGTCAGGTGGCACGGCGTGGACCCAGCCGCTGAGCAACGTCCCGCAGGGTACACCGACCGCCAAGACCGCTACGGCAACTCTGACGATTGCAGAACTGCAAACCGGCATCATCACTTCGACCTCGGCTTCTGCCGTGGCCCTGACCTTGCCGACAGGCACTCTGACCGACGCTGGCGTTCTCAGCGGCACTATGGCAGTAGGCCAGTCTTTTGAGTGGGGCGTCATCAACCTCGGCTCGTCCTCGGGCGCTGTCACCATGACGGCGGGCACTGACCACACCTATGTCGGCAACGCCGTTGTGGCGATCTCGACTTCGGCATGGTTCCGCACTCGCAAGACTGCGACTAACACCTACGTTACCTATCGCATCAGTTAAGACGGGAGATCAATATGACTGAAGAAGCAAAGAAGCCCACCCCCGGCTGGCCCTCGTGGCGCTACGGCCCGAATGGTGAAGCTGCTGTTTTCGAGAACGAAGCCGCTGTGCCGAAAGGCTGGAAGGACACCCAGCCCAAGGTTAAGGACGAGCCGGAAATCGACCTGTAGGTTCTCTGCCGCTGGCATGATGAACGACGGCCCCGGCAATTCCCGCTGCCGGGGCCGTTTTGCATAAGGAAAGTAGATTATGTCGCGAAAAGGTGTTCTGGTTGAGCAAGCCAGTTTCGGTTACGAGACTGTTGCAGCATCGCAGACAGCGCAGGTGTTGGGAACGACCGGGAAAGCCGGGGATTTCCTCAGTCATGTAATCTTGCAGCCGACGACCACGGCGGCAGGAACGTGCACGATCCTCGATAGTGCCGCGGTGATATTGACTTTTACGACCGGGACGCTGAGCGATCTCCGGCCAATCGTGCTGCCGTTCAACGCTTCCAGCGTCAACGGTGCGTGGAAGATCACGACCGGCGCTAACGTGACCGCTACAGCTTTTGGCGACTTCACTTGAGATGCGGCTCCAGGATGTCTTGATGGCAGCGGCTACGCAGGGAGGTGGCGCGTCATCTGCGATCTACAACAACGCGAACCTTACGTCTTTCCGCACGGCGCGGAGCAATGCAGGCTCAAGCCCTTGCGACATCCTGTTTGTTGATGACAGCAACGGCGAAGGCTTCAACGCAGGCTACGGCACCCGCTATCAGGATTTGCTCATCAAGCGCTTTCGGACAACGGCGGCGGTGTCTGGCGTTACCGAGATTGGCGGCTCGAACTACATCCCGGCGTTCTATTCGGTAAGCCCGAACGCTTGGACGGGAACGCAGCCTTACAACGCCGCGCTTGATACCGGCACGATCAATGCGGGCGCTTCGGCTTTCGCTGGCAAGAGCGCGAACTTCGCCTCGGTTGGCGCAAGCCGCACTTGGGAGTTCAAGGTTCTGCCTTCGTCGGTCGCGGTGCAGTGCGACAAGATTGAAATGCTCTACCCGGCGTGGACGACGACCTACGGGCAGTTTAAAATCCAGATTGATGGTGGGACGACCGAAAACACCGATCAGTTCACCATCACTTCAACCGGCTCGGGCGCGGTAACCAAATGGACCTCGCCAAGCCTTACTCCCGGCGCGCACACGATCAAGGTGACAGCGCTGACGCTTGGCGCCTCAACCCTGTCTGTCGTGGTTCTCGGCTTCAATCTTTACAACGGCGACAGCGCCAAGGGGATGAGGTCAATCGACTGCTGCCGTCAGTCGTGGAAGGTCGCCGACTTCAACTCGAACCAAGCCTTCAAGGGCCTCAACCAGTTCCCGAACGTCAAGCTGATCGTATTTGGCCTGACGACAAACGACTACCGCGCACAGACCGCGCTTGCGACCTATGAGAGTGGCATCCTGACTGCGCTTTCGACGATCCGCACGGCTATCGGCAATGCGACCTGTCCGGTGTTGTTCATGCCTAAGACCGAACCCGGCGATGTGGCCTCGCAGCCAATCCCGTGGAACTCGGTCTCGGATCGCGTGTCCTACGTTGGGCGGCAGAAGGACATCTGTGATGTTGCGGGCAATTATTGCAGCCAACTCGACCTTGGCGCGCTTGGGCTTGAGACAGCCGCCAAGTCTCCGACCACACCGATTGACAGCAACGGCACTTGGACAACCGACCGCCTGCACCTGACGAACCCCACCGGCCATGCCCGTGTTGATACGCTCGCTGGCCCGCAGATCGCGACCTGAATTGCACTAAAGAGGTTTTCCAGATAGGATCGCTGCATGACCCTCATTTCGGCCATCATCACTGACGCTTTCCGGGAGAGCAACAAGATCGCGGTCGGCACTACGCCAACGGCGGCGATGCAGACCGAAGCCTTGACCTTGCTTAACCGCATTGTTGCTTCAGTCATGGGCTGGGAAGTAGGCGAGAACCTTCGCCAATGGCCTGTGGGCACGACTGGCTATGTAGAGGCTCCCGCTGGTGCCTCTCCCGACCTGTGGATCTATCCGCCGGCCAATTCCATGCTCGCCTGCAACCTGTCCTCAGCGCAGACCATCTACCTGCCGCAGCAGCCTTCGGATGGTGCCAGGATCGGGGTTCAGGACTTGCGAGGCAACTTCGCTACCTACAACCTGATCTTGAACGGTAATGGTCGCACGATCGAAGATGCAGCCACGCTGACGCTCTCGACCAACAGCCTCAATCGTTCATGGTTCTTCCGTGCCGACCTCGGGGATTGGGTTCGATTCACCGACCTCGCCTTGACCGACGCCTTGCCGTTCCCGTCCGAGTTTGAGGATTTCTTTGTCATTTCGCTGGCGATCCGGCTGGCACCGCGCCTCGGCCCGCCTATCGGCGCGGAAACGCTTGCGGCCTACAAGCGCAGCCAGCAGCAGTTCATTGCGCGCTACGTTCAGTCCCAGCCGCTTGAAGTCAACGCTGGTATCTCACCCTTCTATATGTCGGTGCAGTCGTTCGGGAATGATCTTCTCGGCCCTGACCTGCTCTCGACGGGGATCTGACGGATCATGGGACAGGTCAAAATCTCGATTGGACGCAGTGACTTCCGGCGCGGGGTTTCGGCAGCGCCGTCGGTTGTCCTCAAGAACCGTTATTTCGAGACGAACCCGGTTCTTAACGATCAGGACCAGACCGGCCTCATTGCGCGGCCCCGGTTGAAGCAGGCGCTCTACATTGGCGAAGGCCCAACTCGCAAGGTGTTCAGCGAGGCAGGCACCTTTGATGATGCTGCCTTTGCTGTCTGCGGCCTCGATCTCTACAAGGTCACGACTGCGTTGGTCTCGTCCAATCTCGGTACTATCGGCGTGTCGTACACTGGCGCAGTCGAGATGGCCGCAGCCGCCAACCTTGGCACGACTCCCGAACGCCTGTTTATTACCGACGGTTCGGTCCTGTGGGTCTATATGGACAACGGGCAAGCCATTGGGAACCTCGTTGCCTCTGCTGCGCCTGCGAACGGTGATGTCGTGCGGATCGACGACATCTACTACCAGTTCACGACCGGCAGCGTCGATACGGGCACTCCTGCCGGAACTTCGGGCAATCCGTGGCTCGTCAAGCGTTCCGGCGTGGCGATTGATGATCTCACCTTCCTGTTCGACGCCATCAATG